AAAGAGATTGATCAAGAAGGCAAAGATTACAGCTATATTTGGACGAAGACAGATGCTGACGGTGAGCCTGATGTGATTTGGAATCAAACGCATAGTTATTCAACTAAAACAATCAAAATCACGCAGCAAGACGTATTTAGGCGTGCTCAATTTGAATGTAACGTTGCACCGTTAGGTTAATGTGATACAATAATAAAAGAAGCAAGAAAGGTTTTTAAGAAATGGGAATTATTTCATCTGGACAGATTACAATCACAGACTTGTCAGATGCGCCAGTCTTAAGCGCATTTATCACAGCAAGTCAAACAACAACACAAGTATTTGACCAAACAGCCAATACTTACAACCCATCATACACAAGTACACCTCAAACATTAACGTTAAACTTGACCAAAGCAGGTCAATCAACCTCAATTTTGGGGCAGGTTGGTAAGGTTTCTTGGTACGAATATAACGGATCTACTAAAACGGCCATTACAAGCACTACAAACACAGATAACCAGTATTTATCAGGTACGTATAATGAAGTATTGAATACTAAAGTAAATGTACCAGCCAGTGCAGGCGCTAAACGCTACGAAGCTGTTGGTACATGGACTGACCAAATTACTGGGTTGAAAGTTGATTTTCGTGCGACTATTGACTTATTGGTTGTTCAGCTTGGTAAACAAGCTCTTATTTTGAATGTGTATACGGGTAAAGGTAATACATTTTATAATAATCAGCCAGCAAACTTGACAGTAAATGCTGACCTTTACAAAGGTAACGCGCTTTCAGGTGGTAACAAACAATTCAAATTCTTTTATGCTGATTCAGCAGTAACAGGTTCAAGCTCGGCTGGTTATGATGCAGACGGTGGAATCGGTTGGCATTTGTGCTCATCTAACACTACTGGTCAAACTCCAAACGTTGCTGCAGATACTAACACGACCGCACAAGGAATTTTAACGGTTACTCCAGACGTGGTCATTAACTCCCAAACATTTAAAGTCGTATGTATTGACCAAGACGGCGGGACTTCTGGGCAGAAAGCTATTGGAATTGCTACAATTCTTGACTTTTCAGACCCTGTTGTAGTTGTAGTAGAGTCGTCAGCTGGGGATACTTTCAAGAATTCAACTGGCTCAACAACGCTAAAAGCTCGACTTTATCGCAAAGGAGAAGAATTAGACGTTGACGGTACTAATACAAATTACACATATAAATGGTCAAGACGTGATAAAAACGGTACTTTAGATGCTAACTTTGGCGGAACAGGAAACCAGTACAAGCTTGGTAAGTCTATTGCCATTTCAGCAAGCAACGTTAGCGATAAAGCTGTATTTACATGCGAAGTCTTTGAAAATTAGGAGGTGTGAATATGATTAGAGCTGAATTAACACTAGGTGGACAACTTGAAGTTGTCAATTTTGATGTTGAAACAAAATCAGGAGCTATCGAGAAAGTTTGGAACACTTACGGATATTTAACAACAATCGAAAGATTAAGTGAGGTGGAAGATGAAGCTGATAGCGTCAAATCAATTGACAGTGACGAACCTGCTGGAGCGAGCGGAGACGAGAAAGGAGACGTTTTACAAACTAACGAATAGCGCTGACGTGCCAGAAGCCCCGAGCGGAAACAGAAACCTATACACTTTATCTAAAAATAATTCTATAGGCACAAATCACATCAGCGAATTTAGTCAAAATATTTCAACTGGCGAGATTAGTTTCAAAGTCTCTGGCGCAGACCCGTATTTCGGTGCTATAACCAATAAAGGTGATGCGTTTAGTTCATTTCGAGGTGTCAAAATACCTGTCAAAACTGGACAAGGGATTGCGGTTTATCTGACAAATGAACTATTCGTCAAAAATTTTGTAAGTTATTTTGGTTCAGATGATATAGCTGTTAAGAATTACAAAGGTTATCAGAATAACAAGTTTGTAATTCCAGCTAGCGAACTTCAGGATGTTTCGTATGTAACTTTTCGTTTTGGTATTAAAGAAAATACGCAGCCAGTTGGAAGTGCGCACTTAACTAAAGTTAAAGTAGAATACGGGAATGAGTATACTGACTGGTCTCCAGCGCCAGAAGACCTTGGTTGGTCAATGGCTACACTCGTACCAACACAACAACAGCGCTACCTCTGGAAATTTGAGTATATATATTACTCAGATGGCTCATTTGAAGTTACACAGCCAGTAAACCTATCAATCGCAGGCTCTGACGGCGCGCAAGGTATTCCTGGTCCAAAAGGAGAAGATGGGAAAATTCCATATATCCACTTCGCTTATGCTGATGACAATAAAGGTACTAACTTCAGTTTAACCGATAATAACCAGCAATATCAAGGCTATTACAGCGACTACACGCAAACTGATAGTACAGACCCAACGAAATACAAATGGGTTGATAGGTTAGCCAATGTGCAGGTTGGTGGGCGGAATCTTTTTCTAAATTCAAAGTTTAATTTTGAGTTAACAAAGCAATATTCAACGTATTACATGGACGCAAGCCAATCGCAAACACAAGGTCAATTGGCTCCAAGTATTGACAAAAATACAACTTTCAAAGGCGCAAATACCTTGAAGATTGTTTCAACGTTTAACGGTACTAGAAACAATCAAAAAATAACTTTTAGGACTGGAGGAGACGACAGGACTGGAGCCGTTGACGAAATGAAAAACCAAAGTGTTATGATGAGTTTCTGGGCTAAGTCAACGGTTGCAAATACGACTATGAGCTGGCGAACTGGCTTCCGCAGCCCAACTAGAGAATTATCAATCGGGACAGATTGGGCTTATTATAGCTTTCAGCTGATATCCCCAGAAAATAGTAACGCAACAAACGAAGCTATTTTACACATATGGACCGCTGCAACTGTTTGGGTAGCTTTCCCTAAGGTAGAGCGTGGGACAATAAGCACTGACTACTCAGAGGCGGACGAAGACACACAAGAACAAATCGACAGCAAAGCAGACCAAGCTCTAACTCAAGACCAATTGAATGCGTTGGCTGAAAAGAACAACCTTATCAAAGCCGAGATGGAAGCCAAGGCAACCATTGACACTGTTAATCAATGGATTACAGCCTATCAAAACTACGTTAACGCTAACGATGCAGACAAAGCTAGATCGGAACAAGCTTTGAAAGACGCTTCAGAACGAATCTTGGGGATTAGATATGAAGTCGATAATTTAAAAGTTGTTTGGGACGCAATTGATACATACATGAGCTTTCAAAATGAAGGTCTAGTCATCGGAAAAAAAGACGGTTCGGCTTATGCTAAGTTTAGTGACGATAGAATCAGCTTGTTCTCTGGAAGTAGCGAGGTAATGTACATCTCACAAGGTACGTTAAACATTGCTAACGGTATTTTCACAAAAACTATTCAAATCGGACGTTTTCGTTTTGAAACACACCCAGCAGATGCAGATATGCTGGTAGTAAGATTCGTAGGAGGTTAATATGGCAACAGCAATTTTTAGCGGACAGTACGGCCACAATATGACGCTTGAAGTCTGGTCCGATTGGAACAGTCAAGATATAGCAAGCAATAGCTCTACAGTTAACGTGCAAGCACGACTTAGGACTAACAGTTATGCTAGTCTTTGGGGAGTGACAGCACCTGTTACGGTTACAGTAAATGGGAATAGCGATTCATTGAATGTACCTGTCAATATTGGTACAAACTCATCTTTTCTTTTCTACGGAAAGGACTTCGTTGTTCCTCATAATTCTGATGGGACAAAAACAGCTGATATTAATATCTCTGTAGGTTTAAATGCTGGTGGTTATGGCAGCTCGACAGCTGCTTTCAGCTTGCCACTACCAACAATTCCCCGAGCTAGCACAGTTAATGACGTGGCTGGCACGCTTGGGAGTTCAATGACTATTAATATCAATCGTAAAAATGATAGTTTTAAGCATACAGTAAAATATAATTTTGGTTCATTGTCTGGGACAATTGCAACGAACGTTGACACGTCTGTTAGCTGGATACCTCCAATTAATCTTGCTACAGCTATACCAAACAAAACAAGCGACTGGGGTAATATTACTGTAGAGACTTATAGCGGCTCTAGTAAGATTGGTACATCAACGTGCCGTCTTACTTTGAACGTTCCTGACAGCATTAAACCAACACTTGACAGTATAACGCTTACAGATAGCAATTCAACAGTTCAAAACCTATTAAATACAGCTAACACATTTGTTCAAATTATGTCAAATGTCCAAGTTGGATTCAGCGGTGCTAGTGGTGCTTACGGGTCTACTATTTCAAGTTATCGAGCCGAAATAGTAGGAAGAAATCAGAATACAAATTCAAACAATGGTCTACTTGGGATGATGAACTTCAGTGGCTCGGTGACTATTCGGGCAACAGTAACAGATAGCCGTGGAAGAACATCTGACCCAGTTGACGTCCAAGCTACAGTACTTGAATATTTCACCCCGCAGTTGTCGTTCTCTGCAAGTCGTAGCGGTTCTTCTGGCACGACTGTTACCGTGGCTAGAAATACCAAAATAGCGCCTTTAACGGTCGGTGGTAATCAAAAGAACACAATGAAACTGACTTTCAAATACAAAGAGCATTCAGATACCAGTTTTACAACTGACACAGGGAGCGCAGGAGGAACGTGGACTACTATAAGTAACTTAACTAATTCAAGTGCAAATTTAGGAGCTTCTTTCAGTGTTTTAAAAAGTTATGATATCATCGGAACAATTGAAGATTCTTTTACAAGCTACGAATTTTTGATTACAATTGGAACTGAGAGCTTCCCGCTTGCTCTGAAAGTGGATAGAATGGGCCTCGGTAAGTTGCCAGAACAATCTGGGATCATCGATAGTGCTTGGCAATATTACTATGATAATAAACCAATCCAACACTATCAGCTAACAAGTAATGCTGGACGTTCGCCTTATAATGCAACTGGTACAGTTGACTTGAATACAAAGACAATTAATAGCTTCTTTTCATGTAATTCACCTATTAATGGCCCAATTGTTGGAACAGGTATGAATGAGTTTTATGTTTCAGTCTATTCAGAAAGCGACAACTATTTAGCACAGCAGCTGATTCAAAAAGGTAGCGGTCGTATGTTCACTAGGACAAGACATAATGGAACGTGGACAAACTGGATTGAATACGCACTGTTAAATAATGTAGCTAACTTCACTGCAGTCAATCAGACTAAAGTATATAGCAAAACAATAGCTATGCCATACTCAAACACAGCAACCGTTACAAGAATTGGGAATCAAGTTCAATTTACTTGGAATAGAGCTATTTCAAATATTAGTGCACAGTACCAGTACGAGAGTGTTAACGAAACAGTCCCTCTCGGTTACAGACCTGCTAACGAAGCGCATATGACATTGAACGGGAACGCAGCTAAAAGCGTTGTTGGACGATTTATTTTGCACATTGAGCAAAACGGGACACTCTTGTTAACAGGCGACAGCACAGGTAACTATGTGTGGACTGGTACAACCACTTATCTCACATCTGACCCATTCCCAAATTAGTAGAAAGGAAAAATATATGAAACTAAAATTTAGCTCAAAGTCTCAAGAATTTGAAGTTGATGGAACTGTCAAAGGTACAAAAGTGATTTTATCAAATGACGATGGCGCAATCTATCCAGTTATGTTACCAGCTGACAAAATCGGCTTATCAAATAGCGAGCTGGAAAAGTTAGCACTTGACGTCATTTATCAGGAAAACTTCCCGCAACGTGCTGAAAATGAGAAGTTCGCTGAAATTGCAAAAGATCTCACTAGCTACAAAGAGAATTCTGGAGTAGCACAAGCTACTTTATTAGACGTTGTCACTCAACTTTACGACAAAGGGGTGCTGACTGATGAAACTACTGCACAAAATTAAAGACAAATTAGAAAGAGGAATAGACATGATGATCAAACTTTACGCAATTAACGTTATTTCAGGAAACTACCAATACACCAAAATTCCAAAAGTGCTTAAACCAAAAGTAAAAGCGCAAATCGCTTTAATGGTCGAAGATGACGAACTGTTAGCTGAATTGACTAAAGAATACGCCGCCGAATAACGGTTTAGGAAGCGAGAGGAGATTATGCATGTTGAAATTTTAACGGGAATATTCTCGTTGATTGCAAGCTTGGTTGGTACGTTTGGCGGTATTTTAACAAGTACAAAACTAACTAATTATCAAATCAACGAGCTTAAAAAACAGGTTGATAAACATAACAGTGTCATCGAACGTACCTTTAAGCTGGAAGAACACAGTAAGTATGTTGATGAACGCATTTCACGATTGGAAAGTGAGACTGAAAAGTGAAAAAGTATTTTGAAAAGTTAGGAGTTAAGGTTTTGAAAACCATGGCACAATCAGCAGTTGGTGTCATTGGTGCCAGTACATTAATTAGTCAGGTGGATTGGAGGGTTGTTGTTTCAACCGCCCTCTTATCTGGATTAGTTTGTGTACTTACTAATTTGTCTGATTTGAAGGAGGAAGATATTAATGAAAATTAAACGATTTTTAACAGGAGCACTTTTGAGTGTTAGCTTATTGTTCCAGTCTGTTGCTTATGCGGCTGTCGGGGATCAAGGTGTAGATTGGTCACGATACCAAGGCCCTAACGGTGTCTTCGGTTACGGTCATGATAAGTTTGCAATTGCTCAAATTGGCGGTGTTAACGGCGATGGAATTTACAAACAATCAACATATGAAACGCAAGTGGCATCAGCAATTGCACAAGGCAAGCGTGCCCACACGTATATTTGGTACCAAGTTGGTAGCAATGCAAGCTTAGGTGAGCAAGTATTAAATACATTTTTACCACAGGTTCAAACACCCAAAGGCTCAATCGTAGCGCTTGACTATGAAAGTGGTGCTAGCCCCGATAAACAAGCGAATACTAACGCAATTTTGCATGGCATGCGTATGATTAAAGCTGCAGGTTATACACCAATGTATTACAGCTACAAGCCTTTCACGTTAGCTAACGTATATACGGATCAGATTATCCGTGAGTTCCCTAATTCGCTTTGGATGGCTGCGTACCCAAGTTACAATGTAACTCCAACACCAAATTATGACGTTTTTCCATCAATGGATGGGGTGTCTATCTATCAGTTTACCTCGACTTATATCGCAGGAGGTCTTGATGGTAATATCGACCTAACTGGTATCACGGATAATGGTTATACCGCGAACAACAATCCAGCAACACAAACGCCAGCAATTTCCCAAGGTCAACAAGCAGAAAGTACTCCTAATGCTGATATTGCTGTAGGAAACCAAGTAAAAGTCAAATTTAGCGCAAACGCATGGGCTACAGGACAAGCTATTCCAAGCTGGGTCAAAGGCCGAACATACAGCGTCGCACAAGTGTCTGGAAATCGTGTGTTGCTGGCGGATATTAATTCATGGATCAACAAATCAGACACTGAAATTTCTTCAGTATCATCTGCACCAATTCAAGCCCCAGCTACTAGCACATATACAGTACGTTCTGGCGATACACTTTCTAGCATTGCTTCCAAATTTGGAACAAGCTACCAAGCGTTAGCAAGTTTGAATGGTATTTCAAACCCGAACCTCATCTTTGTTGGTCAAACCTTGCGTGTCAACGGTTCAGCAAGTACTGGTTCAGTTTACTATACAGTGCGTGTTGGTGATAACTTGTCAGCAATTGCAAGTCGCTACGGAGTAAGCTACCAATCAATCGCAGCATTGAACGGGCTATCGAACGCCAATTTGATATTCCCAGGTCAAACGCTTAAAATTAAATAAACACTTTAACACCCCTAGTCTTTGATTACTAGGGGCTTTTTTGGTATAATGAATAAGAGGAAACAAGACTCGACTCTTGGCTCATGATGAGTTTATGGCTAGCATTTGCTAGCCCTTTTTTGTGCAAAAATAGACCAGCCGTTTGTGGTTTCGTACTGGTCATGACCAGCTAAATTAGTTAACCAGATAAGTAATGACCAGCAATTACGTGGTCAAAACCAGCTAATGACCATCTTACGTGGTCACCTCAAAACGTTGATATATAAGGATTTTATAGCATATATTATATATATAACCATTAAAAATAATATATATTATATATTTATTTATTATATTTAATTATTATATATTGTTTTTATTTTATTTATATAGCGAAAAAATAAGTGGTTACATGGTCATTTTATAAAAAAATAAAAAATTTTAAAAAAGTTTTATTTTTCTATTGACTTATAACACAAGATGTTGTATACTAAGAACATAAAGATAAAGGAGAAAGAAATGAATAAGTATCTAGCTTTTGAAAGAAAACTACCAGATGGGTTCCAAAAAATCTATTTCTTTACAAATGGTTTTGGTACATCGGTTGTTAAATTGGAATATACGCCTGGTTTTGAGGTTGCTATCCTAAAAGGTAATATCAAGCATTATTCAATAGTAGACATGCCAAGCTACTATCTAACAGATGAAGAATTAGAAGACTTGTTAAAAGAAATTAAAAACTATTAAAGGAGAAAAAATATGTGGGTTACGTTTACATTTTTAATATCACTAGGGGTGTTTGTTTTAATTCTAGATAACTAATCACTGGAATGCTCTTATAAGGTTCTGATAGGCTCTCTAATGAGTTTTAACTGATAAGCTTAGTATTTATATGTTAAACATAACAAACGCTTTAGAAAGCAAAATAGAAGCGTATATAAATAGCACTGGAATGATAAGGAGAAAAAATGGAAGCAAAAGAAAGATTGGAACAAATAAGACAAGATTGGTTGAATCAACCAAATTTGACAGATACTCTAAAAGAATACTTAAATAACTATTATTATGACGATTATTCATACTGTGAAGAATGCGACATGATTGATCACGATTCTAATTGGTTTTGGTATGACGGTGATGAATATACTGATTATCTGCATATTAAATGCAACAAAGATAAATATTTGGAACAATAAAAAACCTCCGCTTGGAGGGGCGGAGGAACATAAGGAGAAAAAATAAACCAAGGTATTCACGTAAACCATGTAAACACTGTTTTTATATGTTTACAAGAATATTATATCATAAAATATTAAAGGAGTAAAATGGAATGCAACCAAAAACACTTGGGAGACGCTTAAGACGTTTGCGAAAAATCAACGGAGAAACACAAAAAGAATTTGCTGAGAAATTTGGCAGACATTACAGAACTGTTCAAAACTGGGAGCTTGGATTATCTGTACCAGATGTATTTACAGCAGAGAAATTGGCAAAGTATTATAACATGGATATTAAAGAATTAGTAAACGAAGGAGATGATCATGACGAATGAGCTTTGGAAACCCGTCAAAGGGTATGAAGGATTTTATGAAGTTTCAAGTGAGGGACGTGTACGAAGCGTTGAACGTATAGATGCTCGTGGGCAACATCGAAAAAGTAAAATATTGAATATCAACAAAGCACAACAAGTTTGTTTTTTCCGAGATGGCAAGCGAAAGAATTATCTAGTTCGAAAATTAGTAGTGGAAGCGTTTTTGGAAAAACCAAAAGCCAATGAGAAACTAGTGCATGTGGATGGCAATCTAGAAAACAATTGCGTTGAAAACTTAAAATGGCAAAAGAGATCAAAAAGAAAGCGCAATATCTATAGTTTTGAAGATAATAAAACAGGCGAAGTCTTTGAAGGTTCAATCAGTGATTGTTGCGAAGCTTGGGGATTGACAAAATCGGCTTTGCTTAACCGAACAAATAGGGGACGTGTAACGAAAACGTTAATTGGTGCGCAAGGATTACGTACATTCACAAACACCGAAACAGGAGAAGAATTTTATGGTACCAAACAGCAAGCGCTGGCATACTTTCATATTAGCTGGTCAACGCTATATGATCGTATCGATTCTGGATTAATTAAAATGTTTCCAGAGGATGAGGTTACAGACGACAGCGAAGATAAAATCTCAGACCCAAAAACAAAGCGATTGTTAACTAAATATTATATTATGAAAATTAATGAATTAGGAAGCTTAGGAGGAAATGAATATGACGAAGAATTTTAAAGGGCTAAGCGGCGGAACACAAAACTGGTATGAAAAAGAGTTTGAAAGAATTTTTGGAGAAGTTATAACTAACATAGAACTTGAGGGCAAAAAAACTAAAAATGAAGACAACATAACTAGTCCGAACCACTATGTAACTGATAAAGGTTTCGAGGTGTTTGACGTACAAGAAGCATTCATACACGAATTAAAAGGAATGGCAGCAAGTTATTGGTGTAATGTTGTAAAATATATCTTACGTTTTCAAAGGAAGAACGGTGTTGAAGATTTGAAAAAGGCAAGATATTATCTAGATAAATTAATCGAGGAGGAGTCTGATAATGAATAAACAAGAATTAATCGATAAATTAAAAAATGATTTAACAGCTATGTCTGGATTCAAAGGCATAAAACACGAATACGACAAAGGTTATGAATGGGCTACTAAGCAACACCTTGAAATTATTGCCAATTTAGACGAACCACAGAAAGTGGTAGTGCCCCAATATGTAGCAGATTGGTATGAGGCTATTAAATATGATTTTGAGTATAGCTTATACAAACTTTGCATTGATTTTAACAAACGAGAGTTGCGGGATGACTTAGGTGGGTGGTTCGATTCCCCTGTAAATAAACCAATTGAGACACTTGTGAAAATGAAACTTTATGGTTATGAAGTTGAGAAAGAGAAGCTTTACACGGTTGAGATACCGAATCCTAATTCAAAAGGTATAAATAAAATATACTTATGTAAGGAAAATAATACTGGAAAAGTATATCTTTGCAAAGGAAACTTCAACCCTAGTAAAAATAAAAATTTAAAACTAACAGAAGCCGAGATCAAAAAAGATTTTGACTGGGCTTGGCGGTTTGCGAAAGAGGTGGAAGAATGAACGTAAGAGAAGTATTTTGCATTGACTGTTATGAGTGGAAAAAACGAGAAGATTTAGTTGAATCACAACAGCGTGCTAGAGAATTATACTGCAAAGAGTGCGGCGCCGTTTTGATTCGCACAGATGAGTACAAAGAGGTGGAATAATGATTTATATCTATGATAGACTATCGCACCAATTTTTATATGTTAACAAAAACCACGTTATCCACGCTAGTAGGTGGAAAGGCACTGAAATATATAAAGTATATTTAACAAATGGTAGAAAGCTTCTTATAGATGATTATGAATTTAACAAAATTTTGAAAGATGCGTGAGAAGCAAAAAATAACCCACAATGGTATCTAACGCATAAATGATAAGCACGTTTTGAGCTAACGAAAGTTAGCCCTTTTTTATTTCTGTTATAACAAAAAAATAAAGTTTTTTATAAAAAAGATAAAAAATGTTGACAAAGTACAAAAGTTTGTGTATAATAAGTATATAAAATAAAGGAGAAAGACATATGAGAATTTATGTGAACAAACGCAAAAAATTGATTTTAGCACCCGAGCCCTATGAAAAATTTGGCGGTGTAAGTAATGAAACTATGCAAATTAAGAATGGCAAATTTACAAAAGAAATTGAAAAAGAAGTTTCTGAAGCTATGCAAGAAATTATAGAACGATGGCAACCAATTTTTGATAATATCCCAACTGAAGAGCTCTTTGCTGAGAAGCAAAAACAATTAAGAATGTTTAGTGATTTTGATGAAACACTAACAGTTTTCGTAGAAAATAGCTTTAATGAAATGTGAGGAGAGGTAATGAAATGAAATATAAAATTTATTATTCCATTCCTGAGGATATTTATTATTACACAATGAATGCAAAAGACGAAAAACAGCTAGTGAGGTTCCTTAAAATGCTTACGGACGAGAAAGCTTATATCTTTACAATTAAGTTAATAAAATAATGAAGTATAGATTAATTTATACGCTATAACAGATGAGGATTGCAAATGAGTGAAGAATGGAGAGACGTGGTCGGATTTGAGGGGCTGTATCAAGTTAGCAGTGAGGGCCGTGTAAAGAGTTTGAAACGAAATGAAGAACGTTTTTTAAAGCCAAGCATAGACAGAGGTGGTTATTTGCTTGTTGGCTTATGCGCTGGAGGAAAACAAAAAACTTATAAAGTTCACAGACTAGTCTGCCAAGCGTTCCATGAAAATCCAGAAGGAAAGCCACAAGTTAACCATATCAATGAAGATAAGACAGACAACAGAGTTGAAAATCTCGAATGGTGCACAGCAAGAGAAAATTGCAACCACGGAACACGTAACGAGCGTTCTGCAAAAAATATAAGCAAAGCTCTTAGCAAACCAATTGGTCAATATACATTAGATGGAAAGCTTGTAAAAACATGGGTATCACTTTCTGAAGTCGAAAGACAAACTGGATTCAGTTTCGGCAATATAAGTCAAGTCGCCAACGGGAAACGTAAAAAGGCTTATAACTTCATCTGGAAATACGTTGATTAGGAGGTTTAAATGACTGTTATTCTATCTATTGATCCAAGCTCTAACAAGGCGGAAAAGTCAAATACTGGGATTGTAGTAATCGAAAATGGCAAGCTGATTAACTATTGGGTAGCCAGTTATGGCGTGCGAGGTTTTAAAGAATGGTTTGATAACAATTATTCTAACATTGAATATGATGTGGCTGTTTTTGAACACTTCGAAGCTAGAGACAATTCAAAATCTAAAGACAACACAGTTATCGAAACAATCGAAGAAATAACAAAATTAATTCCTGATATTAAACCATTCAGGAATGGCGGGTATAAATCAGATGTTCCAGATAGCCTTTTAAAGGCGCTAGATCTTTGGAAGTTCGGAAAATCACACCACCAGGACGTAAGGGCAGCAGCAAGATTGGCTTTATTTTACGCCATGAGGACTGACATAGAAGACTTTATAAATGGAGTAGGTAAGGAATTATATGAAAGAATTTAAAGCTCGCAGATGGCAAAAAGAGGCGATTAAACGCTCAATAAACGACACCAGTGGTGGAATATTCCTCGAAGCGGCTGGAGGCCGTGGGAAAACGTTATGCACGTTAGAAATTGCCAAGCAAAAAAAAGCCAAAAAGGTTATCATTGTTAATAATAGATTAAGCATTTTAAATGGCTGGGAAAAAGCTTACAAGGACTTTGGCTATGATAAGTCGTTTGAATTAGTTACAATTACGGATAGGAAACTCTCTAATTTAGTCAAAGAAGGCTCTAAATTAGCTTGTGACGTATTAATTCTCGATGAATGGCAAAATATAAGCTCTAATAGCTGTGTTAGTGCATACGCTAAAATAAAGCGCGATTACACAATCGGTTTAAGTGCTACACCGATTAGAAAGAAAGGGCAGAATTTTTATCCACTCGAGAAAACACTTTGGAAGAAAGCAAACCCGAATAGAAAGTTCGATTGGCAGCTTGCACATGGCGCGATGATTTATGACCCGTACTCATATTCCAAAACCAAATGGAAAGACTTCAAGAATTACGAATCTTATGTTTCTAATTTACCAAATTTTATGCGGTACGAAGAAGTTGAGAGAATCGAGGATGCAGAAGAAAACAATGGCTTTGAGATTAAATTTTTCAAAAAAACGTTACCAGTCGCAAATCCTAAGGCGCTTGAAATGTTGAATACTTATAACGTTGTAACGAAGAATAACAAGTCTGCTATGAGTAAACTGTCATTTGGTAAAATAGCGTTTGAAAGGATTCTTAATCAGACTGGATTTGATATTGACTTCCCTAAGTTAAAAGCAGTTAACGAAGACACACCAATGTTGAAAGAAGTTGATAGACTAATCAATAAAGCGCCTCACGAGATGCTTATCGTGACTAAAAGTGTGCAAATAGCTAACATTATAAAAGAGAGGAACCCAAAAATTGGAATTTGGACTGGCGCTACTAAAGAGTTACTTGACGCACCTGTTGTCGTTGCGACATCTCAAACGCTAGGTGTTGGGGTTGATGGTCTTCAGGATAAATTTAAAACGCTTGTTGTCCTTGACCCAGTAGACGAAGACAGCGGTGAATATGACGACTATCGTCAATTACTTTGGCGAATAACAGGAAGCCGTCAAAAACACGATGTCAATATTTTAGAATTCTATTTTAAATAATTTTAAACTTTTTTCAAAAAAATTGTTGACAAAATAAAAGTAAAGAGATATAATTAATACATAAACATAAGGAGAAATATTATGACTGTTTACAAAAAACTTATCGAAGTTCAAAAAGAACTCAAAGCACCTAAGAACCAGAGGAATACTTTCGGGAATTATAATTATCGCTCTTGTGAAGACATTCTCGAAGCGTTGAAACCAGTTTTATCAGAACATGGAGCGACTGTCTTTATCTCAGATAAGCCAGTGGTTAAAGAAAATTTATGGTCTTATATCGAGGCTACAGCAACTTTTGTTGATACTGAATCAGGTGACTCTGTTAGTGTGACAGCATACGCAAGGGAAGCAGATACGAAGAAAGGTATGGACGTTTCTCAAATTACTGGTTCAGCCAGCTCTTATGCTAGAAAGTACGCTCTGAACGGGTTGTTTCTTATCGATGATTCGGTTGACGCAGATACAGATGAGCACCAAAAGATTACTGGCGGTGAATCACAAGGTTCAAATAGGAAGTTCTCAAAAGACGATGTAACTGCCTTGCGTTTGGATCTAATTAAAGTAGCAATGGCTACTAAGAAAGATGTTAACGACTTAGAGTCATGGGTTGCTCAACAAATCGGATTGAATAACTTCGAATCAATTAATCAATCAAGCTTTGCAAAAGCAAATGCGCTAGTAAAACAATTGATGGCAAAAGCTAAAGTTTAAACTAAAAGGAGAATAATACAATGGAAATTATTAATAAAGGAGAAAAAAATAATCATGAAAGAAATTTGGAAGCTAGTTGTTGGGTATGAGGGGCTCTATGAAGTATCAAACATTGGTAGAGTGAGGAGCTTAGCCAGAATCGTTGAATGTAATGATGGCCGCAAGCGTAAAATAAAAGATAGAACACTCAAAAGCTCCCGTAACAGTGGTGGTTATTCTGGAATCACTCTTCACAAAGACGGTTTTACAAAATCCGTTAATATTCACCGTATTGTCGCCGAAGCATTTGTTCCTAACCCCTTAGAAAAGGAAGAGGTGAACCACAAGGACGAAAACCCAAGCAACAATCACGCAAACAACTTAGAATGGGTGACTCACAAAGAAAATTTAAATTACGGCAAGCGTTCGGAACGGGCGAGGAAGGCAATAGTTGAAGCACAAGGAAGGGCAGTGCGGCAGCTATCTAGAGATGGTGAGTTAGTTGCAGAATACGAAAGTTTGTCTGCGGCTTGTAATGCAACAGGCACTCATGTGTCTAATATAGTAAAGTGCGCCAAGGGTATATACAAAACAGCTGGCGGGTACATTTGGAAATATAAAAAAGAAACAATGGAGGAAAAATAATTATGGATATTCAAAACCGTGGATGGATTAACTTCAACGACAAATACAACAAAAAAACTGACAAATTCATGTCAGCTAGTATGTCTTTCTCAAATGGGAAAGACGAACAAGGCAATTGGGTGAACGGTTATATCAATATTGTCGCTTTTGGTGACAATATTGCAAAACTAGAAGCATCAATTGGTAACCTTGTTGAAATCAAAGGTCGCTATTCTCACAAGAAAGCGGATGAAAAGGGGGTGTATCCACAAATCGCAATTACAGAATTCTTAACAGAAGTTGAAACAAATCCATTTGGTAGTCAATCTGTTGATATTTCAGATATTGATATGCCATTTTAAATCGTTAATAAAATAAAATAAATTATAGAATAAAATCGTTATCTTTTTTTTAAATTAGGGGAGTGAAAACTTCCCTTTTTTTAGGTTTACTATTGACAATCATACACAATATAATGTATAATTAAATTATAAAAAAGGGGTGGTTTATTATTGAAAGAGAGACGAAAAGTTAAGCATTACAGAATGTACATGCAAAGTATGAATTGGAAGTATGGTGGTTATTCCGATTATGAGTGGGACTTTTATAGGAAAGTTCAAAAATCATGGAAATACCAAAGTAAAAGAAAGAGACAATATAAAGGAGAAAACTAATGGAGAATATGTTACGATTTGCGCTAGGTTATGCTCGAAGAGGGTTTGATGTTGTTCCGTTGATACCAAATACTAAACGCCCAATACAGAAGTTTGCTGACAGACCACCAATGACTGAAGAAGAAATTATAGAGGTATGGACAAAGACACCAAATGCAAACATTGCCTTAAAGACAATAGATTTTTTTGTAGTTGATATTGACACGCACGGAGAAGCAAACGGATACCAATCATTAAAAAACTGGGAACACGTCAAAAAGATACCTCGCACAAGCCAAGTTATCAGTGCTAGTGGCGGTAAGCACTTATATTTTAAGAAGCCAGTTGGGTTCGAATTACCGCAAAAAATTGCATTTTTAGACGGTGTAGACATCAAAGCTCATGTTAATAATTATGTCGTAGCGCCACCAAGCGTTATCGGTGATTCATTTTATAAGTGGGATATGGATAATTCTCTGGATAACCTAGAGTTTGCCATGGCTACAGATGAATTTGTCAAGGCGATTAAGGAGACAGATGGTATTGAGGACGAGAAAAACCAATACAAAGGTGCTCTTAGCAAGTTTAAAGGAGACGGTCAGAAGGTTTCTAAAGTGACACAAGCTGTCAATGAGTGTCTTAAAGGGCTAGGTGGTGAAGGCGCTCGGAATAATACAGTGGCAAGTTATGTTGGTAAACTTATTTCGATGGGTATTGAAAAAGAAATTGTTGTTGTATTAGTCAATATCATGAACAGCAAGAGCCAAAAGCCACTTGGAGCTAAGGAACTACACAATACAATTGAGTCTATGTACAATACAGATAGAAGATATAGTAAAACGCAGTAAATAAATTTAAACTTTTTTCAAAAAAGTGTTGACAATATATAAAAATATGATATACTATATATATAAAGAAACAAAGGAGAAAACAAAAATGAAAGAATTTGAAGTAAAATTTATCGAAAACGGAAAAGAAATTGACAATTTTGTTATCGATGCCGATAACATCGAAGAAGCAAAAACAACTGCTTTAGAACTAGCTCATGCAGATGGTGTATGGAGTGACAAACTTGAAATTAAAGTAGCGAAGGAGTTTTAAAATCATGGGAGAAGTAGTTAAAATGGAAAAAACAGTTAGCAATTCGTCTTTAAAACTGGATAAGAACGGAATTCCAGTTAGCAATTCTATTTATAACGTTAAAACGTTACTTTTAAACGCAGATGTATTCGCTGATAATTTAGCATTCAACGAGTTCACGCAAGAGCCAGAGGTAATCAACGACTTTTATTTGAATGGCACTTTAATTCCAAAAGGCTCAATCAAACCAAGTTTTGAGGATATCCTTTCAGAATATTTTGAAACAGAGCTTGATGTCGTGTTCAAACCAACTGCAATCACTGGAGCGCTCAATATTTTTTGGGATACTAAGAAGTACAATCCAGTTAAGGAGTATATGGAACAAGCCTTAGAGAGCTGGGACGGAAAAGAACGACTCAAAACAGTGTTTAATTACTGGCTTGGTGCTGAAGTTAATGAAACGACAGAAACTATTGCCAAGGTATTCTTTACAAGCGCCGTAGCCAAGGTTTACGAGCCACTCACAAAGGTGGATACAGTCCTAGACTTAGTCGGTGGGCAAGGCGTTGGGAAGACTTCATTCTTAGCTAAGATTGCCCGTGGCTGGTATACTTCCAACGCCATTAGCTTTACGGATAAGGACTCTTATAACGTTATGCTTAAAGCTTTAATCGTGAATGATGACGAGATGACAGCTTCTAAACGAATGAATTTTGAGGAAACCAAGTCTTTTATTTCTAAGACGGTTTTGGAGTTCCGCAAATCTTATGATAGACGTGGTGCTTCATACGCAAAGAACTTTGTTATTGCACGAACAACAAACAATATTGAATATTTAAAAGACAACACTGGTGACCGACGATTTATGCCGATTTTAGTGAATCCAGAAGAGCAAAAGAAGCATCCAATGCAGATGACTGAAGAGGATATCATCCAAATTTGGGGCGAAGCGGTTTCACTTTATAAAAATGGATATGACTTAGACAGTTTTGATAAACTGGATACAGAGCGTATTGAATACCAAGAAAACTTTAAGTACATCGACCCAATGGTTGAAGAAATTAACCAATATTTAGATTTGCTACTACCTGAAAACTTCAGTGAGTTAAATATCACACGACAAAGACAGCTAGCACAAAGCCAGCTTTACGGCTTTAAATACCAGTTGGTAGAAGATGGCACCTATGAACTAACTACTAAGCAAGATTTTGTGACTTTGAAGCAAATCGCTTACAACGTCTTTAATAAAGAAGCAACGGACAAAAAAATAATTAGCAGAATTAAAATTTGGATGGATAACAATCCAGATTTTAAGAATACACGCAAAGCAGTGAGAGGCGGATATATTCGTGGGTATGAGCGAATCGAAAAGTAGTAAAGAATAAATATTCATTTATGCAGTAAAATGTATAAAAAAGTGACCACCAACTACGTGGTCATCGTAAAAAGTGACCACCAAACACGTGGTCATAATTCAATTTTTTTAGCAAAAAACCATTAAATGACCAGCAAATTTAAAAAGTGACCAGCTTACGTGGCCGCCTCTTGAAGCCAGTTATACCAATGGTTTTGGCTATTTTATGGTAAAATAGTGACCAGCTTACGTGGTCATCGTAAAACCCAATAGTATCAAGGGTTTAAGCTATATAATATATAATATAACCACTAAATATAATATATATAATATATTTTAATTATTATATATAATATTTATATATTGTTTTTATTTTATTTATAAGAGGTAAAAAAATGGTGGTTACGTGGTCATAAGTATAAAATATGCAAACATACAATAGGAGAATAGAATGGATAAAATGATTATTTTGAAAGAAGAAGAATACTTGGAACGCTGCTGGCAAGCAGAAACATGGAAGGAACTAGCTGGGGTAATTACTAATTACACCTGGATTGCTACAGATGGGAATTCAGTAAGTATGCAACGTAAAATCACACGCACTAAACAGTATCTGAAGAACCGTATCTTGACTGAGAGCAAAATCAGGAAACTAACTGGTGAGAGATTTGAGAAGCGTAAGGAACAAATTAAATTAACGTTTGTCATGGAAATTGATGAACAGCTTGGGAAAGCTACTCAACTTTGGCATTACAACAAGAAAGCTGATGAGGCTGGAATTCCAGAGAAAGAACGCATGGAATATTTTGTGAACAAAGCAACCAAGAAAGCAGAAAAATATTTTAAACTTTTTCAATAAAATAGTTGACAAATTAAATTATTTTGTTATAATGTATATATAAAGTAAAACAAAGGAGAGATGGATGAATTTACTAGATAAAAAACAGTATCAAGCTATCTTAATTAATTCAATCGGGAATGCTGAACGGTTTAAATTCTTGGTTGAAAATAATACATTTAAAAACTATGCTGGTGATCCAGTTGGAAAGGTTGTAAAGCTAAAAGCGACCGTAGACGTCCTAGAAACGTTTCTAAGCGTGGTTAAACATGGTAACGGAGAATTTGCCACGGAAGTCAAAGAGGAGCTTACAGAGCTTCTGAGAGCCTATCAGAGCGATTTAGAAAAAGCACGTGATAAGAAAGAGTATCATAAGAATTATTACAAAGAGCACAAAGGACAAAAAGGAGAATAGCTATGTTTGGCAAGAAGAAAGAAACTAAGGAAGAAAAATTTGAAACATTGGTAGAACGTGCAGGTCTTGCAGGTTTGTTGAATGAAGCTAGCTCAAAGTTGTTTAAACGAGTGCATGACTCTAAAAAAGGCGTTGGGTTAATGGAAACATCAAATATCCTGACGGGTTCCGAACGTAACTGCCTTCGTACGATTGTGGCTCAAAACAGTGTCATTCGAGAACAAAACGATATGATCATCCAACTGCTGGCACAAATTGCAAATAATACAAAACAAAGCGAAGGCATTAAAGTAGAGGTACGAGATGGACAAAGTTACTAAACAATTTTATGAAGCCATGAAAGATGTTTTGCCACAACTTATTTTGAGTGATTCAAATTACAAGCGCTATCAAGTGGCTAGAGCTAAAGAAATTATTCCTCCTTTTGAATTGTTAATTGAATTGGTTGATTATATCCCAGCTGATATTGCCTTATCTGTTTTAAGAGCTAAAGAAGATTTTATTAATTACGGCTGGGAAATGGATGTGTATTTATACGCTATCAAGAAATTTGATACCGAGGAAACAAAACGACTTCGCCAAAAGCGCCGCAAAGCCGAACGTGATGCAAAGATTGCTAAATTAGGCTTAGATGAAGACTAAAGGGGAAAAAGATGGAAAGTACTGAAAGAGATGAAATTATCAAGTCAATGCTTGACCAAAATAAAAGCTGGTCTGAAATTGCTGAAGCTACTGGATACACACGCGCTGGAATCCGTTCATATGCTTACCGACAAGAATGGTATAAAGACTTTAAGCGTGAAATTGGACGTCATTCAAATGAAGAACACAGAGACAGCTCAAGTTCTGTCACAAGTGAAATTATTCTGCAACGCAACGCAAAGGAATTGTTCACTGAAGCTGAACTACTGGAATTACACGGGTTTGACCCTAAGGAATTCAAAATTAAACATGTAACGTCAAACGAATGGACTACCCCACAAGATGAAGGCCAGTTTTATAACTACCAATCAAAAATTAGTGTAGTTCCTATTGCAGACGATGAAAAAACGCAAACAGAATTTTTTGAAGCACTTAAAGCAGAAGTGAAACCCATCACGGTGAAACAAACGAGATTCGGAAAGAATAACGTCATTATCGCCTTGTCTGACATGCACTTCGGTGAAACAAAGATGCAAGATTTACAAGACAAACTAGTTGAAATAACTCAAACGTTGCAAAAAGGTTATAATAAAGTCGTCATCATGAACGCTGGTGACTTCTTCCATTCTGACGATATGTTCAGCAGTCGAACAATCTCTGGAACAGTATTAGAAACGGTCGACATGGTTAGCGCTGTCAATGATGCAAAGGCATTTATGGACGTTGTATTCAAATCTGCGCTTGAAAATTCAAATCAAGTCGAATATCAATATGTAGCAGGAAATCATTCATCGTTCGAGTATTTCTTTAATGAGTATCTAATTGTTAAATATCCCGAAGCTACCATTGTCCAACATAACGAACTTTCAACCGCTTTCATGCTTGATAACGTTCTGATTGCGCTTGCTCATGGTCACAAAATTAAAAAGAATAATTTATCACAAGTTATTTCATTTGAACACAGAGAGCTATGGGGACGTGCTTCAGAGGTACATTGCTTCACTGGTCACTATCACCAATTAGAAAGCCAGTCATTAAACGGTGTTATTGTTCACCAACTCGGAACACCAAAAAAAGCTGACACTTATGAACGCCAAAATGGTTGGATTGCAAGCCGTAAGTTAATTCAGCTATTCGAATTTGATTCGGATAAGATGAAAACAGTCTATTACATTTAACAAGCGAAGAGCGTTAGCTCTTTCTTTTTTATTTACAAAAATGTTGATAAATGGTAACATATTTATAAATAGATGCCGTAAAGCATACGAATTAAAGCACAATATCAACGGGCGGTGTCATCACCGCTTTTTTTTAATACACGAAAGGGAAGAAAAGGATGCAGAAATACGAAGAACGAATTAAACGGCTAGAAAAAGAAATGACAAAGCAAGAAATCAAGTTTGCTAACGAATATCTGGCAAACGGATACAATGTAACTAGAGCATATGAAGCAATCGGGACATCTAAGAGCCGTGGGGCTATGTATCAAGCTGGTGCAAGAATCAAGCGCAAGCCACGGGTTAAGGAATACTTAGAACTTAAATTTAATCGAATGATTAACGAACAAGAAATCACAGCTGAAGACGTAGTCAAACGATTGGTAGAGATTGCATTTGCAAGACCACAGGAAGGTATCAAGACTGAGTTTGATAATCTAGAGAATGTAGTTAAAGAAGATAAAACATACTCTTACACACCGTCTCAAGATGCGCAACTTAGAGCGCTTGAAATGCTTGGTAAAAACTTTAAAATGTTCACTGATAAGATTGAAACAGATGTTAATATTGAGAGCGTGGTGTTTAAAGATGACATTGATTAAATTAAGTCAATTGTTACCATCTAAATTTCACAGTGTATGGAAGGCTTCTAACTCAAAGGAAATTCTTAACGTTGTCTGCTCAGGTGGCCGTGGATCGGGTAAGTCATCTAACGTGGCTCATATTATTACACAATTACTCATGCGGTATCCAGTTAATGCTGTTGGTATTCGTAAGATTGATAATACGCTTGAGCAGTCTATCTATGAACAAATGAAATGGGCTATTGAAGAACAGAAAGTTACTCACCTATTTAGATTTAATAAAAGCCCGTTGAGAATTACTTACTTACCTCGTGGAAATTACATGGTGTTTCGTGGGGCTCAGTACCCTGAACGAATCAAGTCGTTGAAAGATAGTCGTTTTCCATTTGCTGTTTCATGGGTGGAAGAGCTTGCTGAATTTAGAACAGAGGACGAAGTAACAACGATTACAAACTCTTTGCTTCGTGGTGAGCTAGACGAAGGTTTACAATATAAATTCTTCTTCACATACAACCCACCAAAAAGGAAACAAAGCTGGGTTAATAAGAAATACGGGACACAATTCGTGAGTGGTAATACATTTGTTCACCATTCGACTTACTTAGACAATCCATTTATTGCAAAAGAATTTATTAAAGAAGCTGAAGAAACTAAGAAGAAGAATGAGATGAAGTACCGTTGGGAATACATGGGTGAAGCCATCGGTTCTGGTATTACACCGTTCAATAACTTGCAGTTCCGTGAAATTACAGACGAAGAAGTAGCTAACTTTGATAATATCAGGAATGCGAACGACTTTGGTTACGCCACAGATCCGAATGCGTTTGTCCGAATTCATTACGATAAGAAGAAGAATGGTATCTATATTTTTGATGAATTGTATGAACATCAATTATCTAATAGAAAATTAGCTGAATGGCTTAAGGAAAAAGGGTATGATAATGATGTAATCTTTGCAGATAGTGCCGAGCCTAAATCAATTGCTGAACTGAAAAATGACTTTGGTATTAGTAAAATCAAAGGCGTTAAGAAAGGGCCTGACTCAGTTGAGTTTGGGGAACGCTGGTTAGATGATTTAGACTTCATCTGTATTGACCCAAAACGAACACCGAAGACAGCGTTTGAGTTTGAGAATATCGACTATCAAACAGACCGAGACGGGAACCCTAAGCCTCGATTGCTGGACAAAGACAATCATAGTATTGATGCTGTTCGATATGCAATGAGCGAGGACATGAGAAGCAATAAAACGAAAGTTAAGACATTTAGAGGGAGCTTTTAATGGCATTTTATAAAACGATGGACGCTGCTACAGAGTTCAGCACAGCACTGATTCAAGAATTAATTTCAGAGCATAAGGAATATATCAAAGCTTACAACGAATTGAAAGATTTCTACACGGGCAATCATGCAATTCTGAAACAGAAAGCAAAAGAAAAGTATAAACCTGATAATCGCTTAGTCGTTAACTTTGCTAAGTATATCGTGGACACATTCAACGGTTACTTTATCGGTAATCCCGTTAGCTTATTCCATGAGAATGAAACGATTAATGATTACCTAGCTTATATCGATGGTTATAATGACCAATCAGACAACAATGCAGAGCTATCAAAAATCTGTTCGATTTATGGGCACGGATTTGAATTGTTATTCAATGATGAAAATTCAGAAGTTGGAATCACTTATATGACGCCAATTGACGGCTTTGTTATCTATGACAATACTATTCAAAATAAACCGCTGTTCGCTTGTCACTATGGTTTGAACGATGATGACGAAGAAGTCGGTTACTTTTATACAAAAGATTCTGTCTATCAATTTGCCGTAGTTAACGGTGCTTATACAATTGTGGAAGAAAATCCGAATGTATTTAGTGATATTCCTATGATTGAATACATCGAAAACGAAGAACGACAATCCATTTTTGAAAACGTTAAAACGTTGATTAACGCATTCAATAAAGCATTATCTGAAAAAGCGAATGACGTAGAATATTATGCAGATGCTTATTTGAAAGTGTTGGGCGCTGAAATCGATGAGTCAACATTGCAATCTTTGCGTGATAGCCGTATTATCAACGTATCTGGAGACGATACTTTAACAGTTGAATTCATGACTAAGCCGAGTGCAGACGGGACTCAAGAAAATCTTTTGGAGCGTTTGCAAAAATTAATCTTTGAGATTAGTATGGTCGCAAATATTTCAGATGAAAACTTTGGTAACTCAAGCGGTATTTCACTTCGCTATAAATTGCAATCAATGGACAACTTGGCGAAGAATAAAGAACGTAAGTTCCAAGCTGGTATGTCAAGACGTTATCGTTTAATCAGTAACTATCCGACCTCTAAAATTGGCGAAAATGAATGGGTAAATATTCAATATAAATTTACTCGCAACGTTCCAGCAAACTTGGCTGAAGAAGCTGATATTGCTCAAACGCTTAGCGGTATTGTATCGGAAGAAACTCAAGTTGGTGTTCTATCAATCGTGCAAAACGCAAAAGAAGAAGTCCAACGCAAGAACGAAGAGATTGAATCAACAGATACGTTCACAAGGACAGCAGAGGTGGAATAGATGGCTGATGTTTTCGATGACTACTGGGACGATCTAGAGAAAGACGAAAAGAGTCTATTTGATGAAATGAGTGAAATTATTGGGGGCAACTGGATTGCAGTCGCTTCAGTAATCTCTTTCTTTTATCTCTACAATATGAAAGATAACACAATTAAATACAATACCTTTATGCAACGGGCAAGCGACAAAGAGAAGCGCTATGTTAAGAAATTAATGAGTCAGTACGGTAAGTCTGACTTATATAAAAAAAGTGACATTAAAGGCACTAAGATTAATGTGTTGAAGATTGCTATTGATCTCACGGAAGAAGTAGGCGCTAAAGGTATGAGCGCAGCGCTCGAGAAACACTTCGGCGAGATGGCTACTAAAGTCGATAAGTATATCAAAAATAAATACGATATCAAGGCTGATGGAAAAGTAAAATTACCAGACATTTATGAGAACCAATTGGCGAGTTCTCAAAGAGTTTCACTTAAATTGTTTGAAGAGCTTAAAAATGGTATTATCAAAGGCGAAAGGTATGAAGATATTTCCGAAACGTTGAAAAAAGGCTATGAAAAACGTTCCTTATCAGACGTTAAGAAGATTGTTCGTACTGAGGGAACAGCCATCACTAATGCTGTAGGGCTTGACATGTTCAAAGAAGAAGGATATACAGAATACAAATACAGCTCTGTTATTGATTCAAGAACAACACCAATATGTAGGAGCTTGGACGGTGATGTTTTTAAAATCTCACAAGCTGAACGTGGGATTAATTTTCCGCCGATGCACGTAAATTGTCGTAGCGGGTTTGAAATTATCTTGGAGAAATAAGATGTGGATAGTACAATATAAAGATAGTAGCGGGTTTTACTATAGCGAAGCCAAAACAAGCCGATTATCATTGATTTTTGACTTGGTAAATGACGGATTTGATAGAGTAACTTCCGATACATATAAATTGAAGGGACATGCAACTGCAACGTTGATCAAGTTATAGTGAATTGTTACCACCCGACTTATCCAATGTCACTAAACTTGGACATTTTTCGTTGGTGAACGTAAAACACAAATATTTCGGGTGACGGCGTAACTGTTGAAAGGAAACAAAATGGAAGAAGAAAACAAAGTAGTTGAAACTTCAACTGAAGAAGTAGAAGCGCAAACAAAAGAAACTGAAAAAGAGGCTGCTAAAGAGGTCAAACAAGAAAAGACCTTTAGCCGTGACGAGCTAGCTAAGATTATGGCGGCTGAAAAAGAAAAGTGGCAAGCTGAACTCGAAGCTGAAAAAACGCAAGCAGAGAAACTGGCCAAAATGAATGCAGAAGAAAAGATTGCATTCGAACGAGACCAACTTAAAGCAGAGCTTGAGTCACTACGCCAAGAAAAAGCTAAAGCAGACATGACAAAAACAGCTCGCGGAATGCTAGCAGAAGCAGATGTCAATATTTCAGAAGATTTACTTGCATCTCTAGTTACTGAGGAGGCTGAAGCAACAAAAGCAAATGTTGATTCATTTATCAAATCTTTTAAAGATGAGGTTGACAAAGCAGTTAAAGAAGCGCTAAAAGGCAAAGTAGCTAAGAAGCCAGCAACACCAGCTGGATTGACTAAAGAAGCTATTTTGGCAGTGAAAGACCGTTCTGAACGCTTGCGACTAATCGAAGAAAACCAAGGATTATTTAATTAAAATTAGTAATATTAAAAAGAAAGGTCGTATATAAATATGGCAACAACACAAACTTTCCCAGAAGCAAATTTGACAGGTAAGGCAGATTTAAAGAATGCTATCACAATTGACGTAACAAATACGTTTAAAGAAAACCTAACAAAACTTATTGAGATGCTCGGTGTCACACGCAAGATTTCATTGACTTCAGGCTCTACAATTAAAACTTATAAAGGGTATACAGCAACACTTGAAGATGGAACTGTTCCAGAAGGTGAAGTTATTCCATTGTCAAAAGTGACACAAGTGGAAGCAGCAACAAAAACAGTTAACTTGAAGAAATACCGTAAAGCAACTTCTGGAGAAGCTATTGCACTTTACGGAACTGACAACGCTATTGCAAACACTGATGAGGCTCTTATCCGACAAATTCAAAAAGGTATCCGTACTTCACTTGTAGCAGGAATTAAAGCAGGGACAGGAACGCAAACAGCTTTGGGCAATGGATTCCAAGGCGCATTGGCTTCAGCTTGGGGTCAACTCCAAGTTCTATTTGAAGACTATGGTGTTGAAAATGCAGTAGTATTCGCAAACCCACTTGATATTGCTGAGTACGTGGCTAAAGCTCAAGTAACTACACAAACAGCGTTCGGTCTTACTTACTTGGTGGACTTCACTGGCACAATTATCATTTCAACAACAGATATTGCAAAAGGTGAAATTTGGGCAACTGTTCCAGAAAATATTGTATTTGCCTACATTAATCCATCACAGTCTGATGTGGCTAAAGCGTTTGGGCTTGCAGCAGATGAAACTGGTTACATCGGTATGACTCACTTCACTGATGAGAAAACACTCACATACCAAACATTGGTATTGTCTGGTATTGAAATCTTTGCAGAACGTCTTGACGGTATTGTCAAAGTTCAAATCACTAACGCACCAACAGTTTAATTTATAAATCAACAGCCTAGCCCGTCTGGGCTGGGTATTTTTATAGAAAGGAGCAAGCATGGCACACAAAGTTATTGCAGATTTTAAAGATAAAAATGACGATGAATACCTTTACAAAATTGGTGATGAGTTCCCGCGCAAAGGAAAGCGACCGACAAAAGCACGTAAAGATGAATTAGTAGATAAAGGATTCTTGAAAGAGGTGGAATAATGGCAATTATCGACCGCGTTAAAGTACGGATTCCAGAGGCTAAAGAAGCCGTCCTTGGGGAATTAATTGTTAGTGCAACAGATAGAATTCTTCTACGAATTGGCAAAGATGAATTGCCACCAAAAATAGAGACAATCGCTGTTGAGATTGTAACTAAAATGTACCGTCGTATGATGTATGAGGGTATCTCCAGCGAGTCAGCTGATACTTTGAACGTATCGTTTATCGATGATATCTTCTCAGAGTATGAAGAAGAATTTCAGCGCTGGATTAAACTCGATGACGAAGCCGAAGGAAAGAATAAACTGAAAGTGAGGTTTATTTGATGCAGTGGTTACCAGTTAAATTAACAATTAAGTCAACGAGCGAAAACACAGATGCACTTGGCAATCCTATTTATAAAACACTAGAAGACGATGGGTATATTGGTCGGTATACTGAATTTAATCAAAATGACTTCCAAATGCTTGGATACGAAACGTATTCGGATGTCCGTAAGATACTAATTCCGAACATTGATAGGCTAAAAGCGAAGTCAGTTATTAAAATAACAGTAGAAGACGAAGTATATAACGTAGATAAATACAAAGACTTAAGAAAATACGGACTATTCTACATCTCGAGGTATCGCAAATGACAACAAGCGGGTTTGAAAGCTTCTTGAATAAACTAGAGAATACTGATAGTATTAAAGCAGGAGTTGATAAAGCTGTAGCTGATTCACTCACAAGAATGTATAACCGAGCTTCTAAACGTCCATATACTCCAATTGACACTGGTGAATTGAAGAATTCACGTACCAAAACGAGGGTTGCTAATGGTAGTGGCGAATTCGGTTATAACAAAGTTTATGCAAGGCGTGTTGAATACGGCGGTCGAGACAAAAAAGGTCGCTATATTGCGCCACGAAGGTACTTGCAAAGCAATATTAATTTGGAAAAGACACAATTTCCGAATGATTTAAGGAAGGCACTAGAGGATTAACGGACTATGTTAAGGAAGCTTGGTTTGGTAGACTTCCATAAAGCTTTAAAAGGAAACATTGAGCACTTCACAAATAAGAAAGCCTATGATTATGTACCAGACGGTGCGCCAGCCCCATTTTATGTAATTGAGGTGGTTGACAAGTACCCTGAAGATACCAAAGTCATGTGGGGTGAGGTTTTCAGTGTTTGGATTCATGCAATTGCAGAAGAAAACGAATCAAAAATAGGTGTTTATAATCTAGTCCAAGAGCTTGAAGAAGCTCTAACCATGGAGCTTAATTTACCCGAAGGATTCGAATTGCTTCGCCAAAACCAAACTGGAATTCAGTCTTTACAAAAAGACGAATCTGGTGAATGGCATGCAATTGTTACTTATGACTTTAAAGTAGCTTATGGATTTAAGTCTAAAATTTAATAAAGAAAAGGAAAATTAAAAATGGCAGAATACGAAAATGGAGCATACTGTAACTTTGACAGCTCAACTACTAAAGCAGTAGCTGGTAAAGATATTATTTTGGCTGTGTTTGATGCAACAGGAACAGATTTGTTGGCTATCAGCGGACAAAAAGGTTTGACAATCAATCGCTCAGCTGATTCTATCGAGGTTACCTCTAAAGATACGCAAGGCGGTTGGAAGTCTAAAATCGCTGGGATGAAAGAATGGTCAGTTGATAACGATGGTTTCTACGTTCCATCACATGCTTCACATAAAGCGCTTGGAACAGCGTTCCAAAACAGCGACCCAGTTTGCATTAAAATTGTAAATGGTAAGACAAAAGTTTCAATGTTTGGTGGGCTTGCTTATGTAACTGACTACTCACTTGAAGCACCATACGATGACGGTATGACGTATTCAATTTCCCTTGACGGTAATGGGGCACTAGTAGACTTCTCACTAGTAACAGAAAACACAAGTACACAAATGCCTAAAGGAATGGAATAATAAATAGAAAAGGATTTTAAATAAATGGCAGATATTATTACAGTTGATGAAAAGAATTACACACTAAAATATAACGAGCAAGTTATTGAAACAATTGAAGCAATTACAGGTAAAGGGTTCATGGAAATTCTAATTGATAAAAAACCAGTCCTTTCTCTAGCGGATTTGAAACAATACATTGCGAATGCTCTCTATGCTGAAGATAATGGAAAAATCCCACAGGTGCAAGGTGTTAAAATTTATGAAGCGCTGTTGCACTCAAAAGGGTACATGTTCTTGAATATGCTTGTTATTGAATCTATTCAACGTGATTGCCCTTTTTTCTTCCTAGCCAACTAGTTGACTTTGAATACTTCGGAGACAATTCGGGTGAAGTTGATGAATCGTACAATGACCTCGCAAAAGGTTATGAGCGAGACATTGACTTCGCTTTTTTCTTTGTTAATTTTGGCACTTCTAAACGGGACTTCATGGAACTGACTAAGCGTGAAAAGATTTTTATCCGCAAAGCTTGGGAAGAGAAAGAAGTTAGGGAAAGCACTTTCATGCGTAACGCAGTTATGAACGCAGTAGCTAATGCCATGAGAGACAAGAAAACACCGTTTAGGGACTTGTGGAAGAAAAAACAAAGACCAGTTGACTTTGATGAGGTCGAGGTTAATCTGGATGTTGTTGAAGAAAGTAATAAAGTTGACGAATTCGACTGGGTGGCAGAAATTTATAAAGCAAACGGGTTTAATAAGCCCATAGAAAGAGGTAATTAATGGCTGATTATACATTAAGTGCCAAAGTAACTGCGGACATCAGTTCGCTAGAAAAATCGTTTCAGAGCGCTCAAGACAAAGCAAAAAGTTTGCAAAAAAGTCTCGATAGCCTAGATTCTGGTAGCGGTTTTAAAAACCTAGGGTCTAGTCTGGATAATGTCGGTTCAAAAATATCAAGTGTCGGCGACAGCATTAGTAAAGTTTCTGACAAAGCAAAATCAGTCGGAGACTCAATGACGGGTATGTTTACAGCTCCAATTGTGGCTGGACTTACTTCCGTTGTTTCCGCAGCAGCTGACATTGAACAGTCAATTGGCGGTGTAGAAACATTGTTTAAAGATAGCGCCGGAGACGTTGTAATGAATGCGACTCAAGCATTTGCCACAGTAGGGATTAGCGCTAACGAATACATGGAACAAGTTACTTCATTCTCTGCTAGCTTGTTGCAATCGCTAGGTGGAGATACTGCCAAGGCTGCTTCCTACGCAGACAGAGCGATGAAGGACATGTCCGACAACGCCAATAAATTCGGTACAGATATCGAAAATATTCAAAATGCTTACCAAGGGTTTGCAAAGCAAAATTATACCATGCTCGATAACTTAAAACTTGGATATGGTGGTACTAAAGAAGAGATGCAACGGCTTATTGCTGACGCAAGCAAGATGACAGATGTCCAAGAACAACTCGGTGTGACCGTTGACAGTAGTAGTATGTCATTCGGAAATATTGTTAACGCTATTTCTGTGATGCAACAAAGCCTTGGTGTTACAGGAACAACCGCTAAAGAAGCTTCCACTACTGTATGGGGTTCGTTTAATCAAATGAAAGCTTCGGCCATTGACTTTGCGGCGAGTCTAGGCCAAGGAGACGCAGCTATCGAAGTAACATTTGATAATATGTATCAAAGCGCTGTTGCTTTTGCAACTAACGTAAAAGGTGTTTTGAAAAATGTTTGGGATAATCTACCGTTGACAGATTTTCAAAAGACGCTTATTGCAACGGTGGCAGTAGCTGGACCAGTATTGTCTATACTTGGTAGAATTGGGAGCGCCATTGGTGGAATGGCAAGTGGTATAGGTGCTCTCACTAAAGGTTTTGGTAAATTGGCAACTTGGTTTGGGACTCTAGTAACTAACGCTGGTGGTTTGCTACCTTTGTTATCAGGGTTGATTACTCCATTATTAATCATTGGTGGTGTAGCAGTCGGAGTCGTTGCTCTAGTCACTGCGTTCCAAAATCTATATAATAGTTCTGAAAGTTTTAGGACAAGTGTAGACACGTTAGTTTCTACTGTCCAAGAAAAATTCGCTCAAATTCTTGCAGCTATTCAACCAATGATTGGACCTATTCAAGAAGCATTCACGGCTATTTGGGAAGCTATTGTGGGCGTATTTGAAACATTGTTGCCTTATATTATTCCAATTATCACAAATATTATTACAATCGTTGCTGACGTTATAACGGCTATCATTAATGTCGTTACCCCTATTATCACAATTATCTCTGGTATTATCCAAGCGATGATTGACGTCATTAGCCCGATTATCAACGGTATTGTTCAAGTATTTGGTGCTGTTATCGAAGGAGTAACTGGATTATGGTCTGCATGGTCTGGCACTGTAGGCGGAATTATCCAAAAAGTCGCAGATAAAGCTCAAGACGTAGCTGTAAAAATTAAAGACTTCTTCAAAGGTGCTTTTGATGCAGTAGCTGGCTGGGCTAGCTCTATTTTCGGAGGGATTGCAGATACCATCACGGGAGCTTTCTCTGGGGCTATGAATGGTGTGAAAGGGATTATTAATACTGTAATTAACGGCATGAATGGCGCCACTGGAATCATGAATAAAATTCCAGGTGTTAGTATCCCTAAAATTCCAAACTTGCTACATGGTACGGACAACTGGGCTGGTGGGTTCGCTCGTATGAATGAAGGTGGACGTGGTGAATTGACGTACTTACCAAGCGGGACGGTTGTTGTGCCTCACGATATTTCAATGAAATACGCTCGAGAAGCTGGGCAAAGTAATAACGTGGTTGCGATTTCTAGCGGAAATGATACAAGTACAATTCTTTCAGCTATTAAATCAATTGCAAACCGTCCAACAGTGTTAAATGTCAACGGTCGCAGATTCGCAGTGGCGACGGCTGACGATTACTCGACTGTAAACGCAAGAAATGATATGATAGTAAATAGAATGAGCGGAGGACTTTGATAGATGGTTTTAATGACTTACAATGGCAAAGACTTATCTGAATTAGTTACAATTCAAGAAGTCTTGCGAAACGTCGGAAATGAGAGGAGTGTCACAACTGACGACTCCCCCTCGCTTGGGGTTAACATTACACAATTGAAAACTTCAGCGAAGATTATCTCAGTAAGCTTTTACATGAAGAATAAATTTAACAAATATGCTTTGAATCAAGACAAACATACGCTTGCTGGGATTCTAAACGTTGATGAACCAGTTAAAATTACATTCGACGACGAACCTGACAAGTATTACATTGGCTACGTACAAGGTCTTCCAGACATTGAAGACCCTATTGCATGGCTATCTGTTTTAAAAATGGAGCTTATAATTCCAGATGGGGTTGCACACTCGACCACTTATAAAAGTTTTTCGGATTATACGTTCGAAACACCAGACGTAAATATTGACAACGGAACGCAGTTACTGAACAATGCAGCTGGACCATTTGAACCTAAAATCACTCACGATGTTAACCCGTCCGACAACTTTGACAATTATGAATATTATTATACGACAAATATTCAAATGACTAGAGATAAGACATATGCGTTACAAGCTAAGACTAATGGGGTATTCTCTGGGCATCACGATGTCGAAACGGAAAGCGATAGAGTTCTGATTTGGCTAGCTAGATATGAAGGTGGTAAATTGACCGGAGACCACCGAATCATCTCTGATGAGAACACAGGTACGCAAACCAACTTTAAATGGAATTTACCGACAGGGAATTATGTTTTGCGTATCAATAGCTATCATAGGACTGATGAATTACTTAAAAAAGCTTGGGACGTTAAAATCGTAGAAACTGGTGGAACTGTCAATCTAATCAAAATGGATGTTGATAACAAAGGAAACGTTGACGCAAAACCAATCATTACAATTAAGTCAACAGCCGAAAATGGATATTATGGAATAGTTAATAAAAATGGTGTTAGCTCTGTCGGGAACCCTGAAGAGAGCGATGGTAAAATTGTAGAAAATCAAGAAGTTGAAATGAACTACAATCTAAGTTACTGGAAAGGCGCTAACATATTACAAAATCCTAGCGGACCATTTGAACCAAATTCTAATCCAATCAATGACTATAATAATGTCGGAATTTACAAAGAAACAAAGGTCTATTTAAAAAGTGGGCAATGGTACAGTCTCAAAGCTAGAACTGATGGAAATTTCCATTGGGAGCACAATGGCGGAGTCGAAAGTGATAAAGTCTTGCTATGGTTCGCGAACGAAAGCGGCACAGTTAATCAAATCGTTTCTGACAGCGCAACAGCCAATGAAAGCAGATTTTTATGGGGCCATGAAGATGGGTACTATTACTTACGTGTCAATACTTACCACAAGTACGCAAGTCATAGCGTGAGCGATATCGAAGTTAGAACATTTTTTGGCGATAATAACAAATTCTTAGAATACGCTTTAAGTGATGCAAGAATCAATCAAGCTGTCGTCAATGACAAAGCGAGCGATTTAACATGGACTAGCTCTTACGTTTTGGGTCTTTGGGGCAGACAACATCTGGCGCATAAACCATCGAATGAATTATCTACTTATTTTGGTATCAGTTCGTTAACTTACGACGTCACACCAACACAGTACGAATATTTCTGGTGGAGACAAATTTTCTGGTGCGAGAATCCGAACCATTGTGGAATTTTAAAGATAATTTTTTCAGACGATGATGACAATTGGCTATATATAATTGAAACAGATAAGCGCTCAAGTTCTTTTGATTCAAACTTCAATTTGCTTGTCACTGATAACAAAGGTGGATATAAAATGGCAAAAAACTTCAAATTTAATTCAATAAACACATTGTCAGAGAACCCATTTTATCAAGATGGCGGTTGGTGTGATGTCATTAGAGAAGATAGCAAAATTCAACTTTATTGGTATGGTTCAAGATATACTGTTGAAGTTCCTGAGTTGCACGAACGGAGAACGACAAAAATTCATTTTGTTTGGCAGAGTGTTCGTCAGAAAGATTTTGTAGCATATGCTTATATCGATGCTTTTAAATATATCAACAATAAAGGGACATTAATTCAAGATGTTCCAAACAGGTATCACGCTGGGACTGAACTGGTGTTAAATAGCGAAAATAAGACAATTCAATTAGATAGGATTTATGACATTTCTCAAAAAAATGTAGGAAGCGACTTCATCACAATTCCACCAGGTGAAAGCCAATTGGAATTCTATACTTCTAGCTGGTCTAACGACTTGCCAGATATCGAAGTCAAATTTGAAGAAAGGTATATATAATGCTTTTAAATATCCATAATAAAAACCTTGAAATCATTGGCGTATTAGACAATGAATCACAAGACGCCATTGGATACAGCGAAGACAAGTGGACAAGAGACCTAGAAACTGGGTCTTCTGTCTACGAGTTTACCGCTTTCAATAGAAAATTATCTTATGAAACAGTATATACCAATCCTTTCAACTGTTTAAATGTTGGTAATTATGTTTCATTTAACTATCACGGCGAAGACCATGTTTTTAAAATTATGTCGGTTGAGAAAACGGGCAAAAATACGTACTGTTATTGTGAGAATCTTAACCTAGAGCTACGAAACGAAATGGTAGGAGCTTACGATTCTGGTAAAGATGCGTTAACCATCGAAGAACATATCTCAAAGATGGCTTTACTAAACTTCACTAACATGACTATTGGTTTGAATGAGCTGTCAAACGTTGGTAAAGTTGTTAGTTTTACAAATGAGGAAACAAAGCTTTCCCGCTTGCTAGCACTTTTTAAAGCTTTTGGCGCTGAACATAAATTCACAACTAAATTAAATTCAAGTGGAAAAGTAAAAGAATTTAGAGTTGACATCTACAAAAAAAGGGGATCTGACGGCACTGGCGGAGTTGGTAGGTTTGTCAAAGACAAGGTTTTGCGAAAAGGCGAAAACATTAAGTCTTTGAAAGAAAAACAAGATATTCTTGAAATCTTCAATATGACATTGCCGAAAGGTGTCAAAAAAGTCACACGAGTAACCCAAGACAAAAAACCAACTGTCAACTCTAACGAGGTTGTAGTTAGCTCAAACATGATTAACGCTAACGGTACTCTGTCAATCGAGAATATTCAAACTATTTTAAAATTGTGTTATGAGTATCGTTTGTTACCGTCTGGTGTTATCTCCCAACTATACCTAGAAAGCTTTTGGGGTAATTCCAATGTTGCTAGAGTAGATAACAACTGGTCTGGTATGACATGGACAGGCAATCCAAACAGACCATCTGGCGTAGTTGTTTCGCAAGGTAGTGCACGTCCTTCAAACGAGGGCGGGTATTATATGCACTTCGCAAACACGGGCGACTTTTTTAAAGATTATTTCTATCTTCTTGCTAAACAAGGCATTTACAACGTAGCTAACAAGAATAATATTTCAGATTATACCAAAGGTCTATTTAGAGTCGGTGGGGCTACATATGACTATGCTGCAGCTGGTTATGACCACTACAATAGTTTGATGTCAGGCATACGTAATGGGATTAATGCAAAAAACGGCAACGTACTAGATACGTATGATAATGATTGGAACAATCCTCGTGTCGTAACATCAACTACAGTAGAGCAAGCTGGCGCACCTAACACAAAAAGAGCGCTAGAAGGATTGTCATCACTTGTCGGGAGTACTGTTGGTAATGGGCAGTGTTACGCAGTACCAGCTTGGTTATCTTACAAGCTAGGCGGCGCTGGGCTAGGCTGTGGACTTGGCAGTTTCTCTGGGTTAGTTGGCTCTGGTATTCGTGCTTGTGACATCGGGACTGACTACAACTGGGGGAACTTCGGATGGGGAGTTGCTGGTTCTGGATTCTCTGGGGCAAACATTGTAGCCGGTACTATCTTAAATATTAAACCAAACTATGGTTCGCCTTGGTATACTGGATACTATGGGCACACAGTAGTAGTTGAGTCTGTAAACGGCGATACTGTAACCGTCCTTCAACAAAACTACGCAGGCAAGCAATATGTCACACGTGACAAATATAGTCTTTCTGCTATCATTCCAAGCATCCAAACGTTAGTGCATCCATCAGAACTAGCTAAAGGTGGACGAGTAGATGGCGGTAACGCAGTAGTCAAAGTTGACGGAGTTGACAGATATGTTAATGTTGATTTGCCTACTGACGTCAAAACTACGGAAGAGACGGAAGAATTTTATATCCCAGAAGACTACGCAAGAGAATGGTATGATGAAAACGGTAATTTAGAATTCTACATTAAAAAATCAGAAATTTATGCACCGCAAAGCGCAAATAATTTTCCTATTGCATTCGTTTCAAATGATAATAGAGACAGATGGATTCGAAGAGATTTCGAATACGAAGTTGACAGTATTGAAGAACTAATCGAAAAATCTCTCGAAGATTTAAAAAAATCTTGCTATCCAACTCTTGACTATGAAGTAGATGGATTCTTTGAGGCCTCGATTGGTGACACTTATCTCATTGAAGATGACGACTTTGAACCAAAGCTGACTATTAAAGCGCGTGTAATTAATCAAGAAATTTCACATACCCGACCAGAAATTAACAAAACAACACTATCAAATTACATTAAATTAAAATCTGAAGTACCAGATGCCCTCACAAGTAGACTCCAACAACTGATTGACGCTTCCATACCATACGAAATCAGAGTTACCGCATCAAATGGTACGTCTTTCAAGAATAGCGAAGGTGAAAGCGAAATCACAGTAGAGCTTTTAAAATCTGGTATCACTCAAGAAGCTGAATTTTTATTCAAAGATGGGGATTCAATTGTCGGAAAAGGTACAAAATTTCTTGTCAAATCATCTGCTTTTGAAGGCTTATTCAATCTGACAATTTCAGCGTACACAGGTAATGAAGAAGTGGCTACAAAACAAGTGTCGTTCACAAACATGGTCGAGCCGACAAATATAATCATCAAGACGTCAAGCGGAAATATTTTCAAAAATAATCTTATCAACACCACTCTTACAGCTACATTATGGCGAGGTGGCAAAGAGATTGATCAAGAAGGCAAAGATTACAGCTATATTTGGACGAAGACAGATG